TATAACGAAAATATTACAAGAAAATATCGTCAGGCGGGGGTTACAACAGTAACTGCTGCATGGTTGTCAAAAAAATTACAACTTGCTAAACCTGAAAATCCTGAGAGAGTTTTACTTATTGCAAACAAACGTGACACTGCGGTGGAAATGGCAAACAAAGTTAGACATTTCTTAGAACAATGGCCCGATTGGATTAATGTGGGATTTTCACCTGATAAAAACTCGGAAAGTAGATTTAGATTAAATAATGGTTGTGAGGTAAAGGCGGTTGCAACATCTCCCGATGCGTTACGTGGTTATACACCTACCATACTTGTATTTGACGAGGCGGCTTATATTGAAGCAGGTGAGGATTTTTGGGCGGCATCTATGGCGTCGTTATCAACGGGTGGTAAGATTATTCTTATTTCCACTCCAAATGGTTATGACCCTATCTATTACGGTGTTTATGACCAAGCAATTCGTAAAATGAATGATTTCCATATAACTGACTTAAGATGGTTCAAAGACCCTCGTTATACCAAAGATTTGTGTTGGGTAAAGTGTCAAGATATTGTTCATTACATGTTAAACAGAGAACAATATAATGATGATGAGGTGGTTAGATATGATTTAGACCTTAAAGATTATAATCAACATTTAGATGATGGTTATAAACCATTTTCATCTTGGTTTGAAAAAATGTCTAAGAAATTCTTATACGATAGACGTAAAATTTCTCAGGAGTTGGAGTGTGATTTCTTAGGTTCGGGTGATGGTGTAATTCCTGGTGATATACAAGAAAACATTGCAAAAAACTTAGTACGTGTTCCTAAAGAAAAATATATGCAAGGTACGTTTTGGCAATGGAAAGAACCTGAACAAGGACATCGTTATATTATGGGTGTGGATGTTAGTAGAGGAGATAGTGAAGACTTTTCATCAATTAATATTGTCGACTTTGATGAAAGAGAACAAGTTGTAGAATATATTGGTAAAATTCCTCCCGATGATTTAGCTGCCATTGCTTACAAATGGGGTATACTTTACGATGCGTTTATTGTTATAGATATTACAGGAGGTATGGGAGTTGCAACATCAAGAAAATTACAAGAATTAAATTATAAAAATTTATATATTGATGGAGTTAATACCAAAAATATTTGGGAGTACAATGCCAAAGCAATGGAGAAAATACCAGGTATTAACTTTAACAACAAAAGAACTCAAATTGTTGCCGCATTTGAGGAACAATTAAGAAAAGGTTTTCAAGTAAGATCCACAAGATTATTAAATGAATTAAACACGTTTGTTTACATTAATGGTAGACCAGACCACATGAAAGGTGCACATGATGACTCTATTATGAGTATGTCTATGGCTTTATATGCTGGTGATATATGTTTCAATCAATTACAAAGAAATGAAAGTAAGAACAAGGCAATGATTGAATCATGGGCATTATCTGAAAGAACATATGAACCTGAAAAGACATTATATTCGTATGGTACTTCATTTGACCAAATAGGTGCAATGGGTATTGATACTAATACATTATTTCATAGAGATAACCCTACTAATGCTCCAAGAGATGCTTATAGAGAATATAGTTGGTTATTTCCAAGGGGTAAATAACCTTTGATTTACTAAAAAAATAGTTTATATTATAAAGAAAAGTATTTATATACATGGCACAAAATCCAAACAATCTCACTAATCCAACAGTTTTTCAGAAATTAACAAGAATGTTCGGTTTCCCAGGTCAAGTAAAACAGACTAAGGCACCTTCATTTAATTTTAGTAAAGACGAATTATTAAAAACGGATAGTAGAGAAGATTACGAAAGAGCAAAGTTACAGGCACAACAGAGTCAATTCATTTCTGATAAATGGGCTAAATTAGACCAATCAATTTATAACCAATCAGTTTATTATGAGCCAACAAGATTGGCGGCATATTACGATTATGAATCAATGGAATTTACTCCTGAGATTTCTGCAGCATTAGACATATATGCGGAAGAATCAACAACTATGTCTGAAAAAGGTGAAATATTAACCATTTATTCTGAATCAGATAGAATTGTAAAAATATTAACAGAATTATTCCATCATAAATTAGATATTAACACAAACTTACAAATGTGGGCTCGTGGTCTATGTAAGTACGGTGATGATTTTGTTTATTTAAAATTAGACCCTGAAAAAGGTATTATTGGTTGTCAACAATTACCAAATATAGAAATTGAAAGAATAGAAGGAGCATCAACTAAAAGTGTAAATCAAAGAGACACTAAAATACCTACTCGTGAATTAAGATTTCAATGGAAAAATAAAGATTTGGAATTCCAAGCATGGGAAGTTGCTCACTTTAGATTATTAGGTGATGATAGAAAGTTACCATATGGTACATCTATGTTAGATAAGATTAGAAGAATTTGGAAACAACTTTTACTTGCAGAAGATGCTATGTTAATTTATAGAACTTCAAGAGCACCTGAAAGACGTGTATTCAAAATATTCGTAGGTAATATGGACGATAAAGATATTGAACCATATGTACAAAAAGTCGCAAACAAGTTTAAAAGACAACCTATATCTGACCCTGCAAATGGTCAAGTGGATATGAGATATAATCAAATGGCGGTAGACCAAGATTATTTCGTTCCTGTTCGTGACCCAGGTCAAACAATGCCAATTGAAACATTACCAGGTGCTCAAAACTTAGGTGAAATTTCCGATATTGAATATATCCAAAAGAAAATGTTAGCTGCACTTCGTATTCCTAAAGCTTTCTTAGGATTTGAAGAAGTTGTTGGTGATGGTAAAAATCTTGCCTTAATGGATATTCGTTTTGCAAGAACAATTAACAAAATACAAAAATCTTTAATACAAGAATTAAATAAAGTTGCCTTGATTCATTTATACCTTTTAGGTATGGAAGATGAATTAAATAACTTTACATTATCTTTGACAAATCCATCATCTCAATCTGATTTATTAAAGATTGAAATGTGGAAAGAAAAGATTACACTTTATAAAGACGCAACATCTGACCAATCTCAAGTTGGTATTCTTCCAGTATCACATACATGGGCTAAAAAGAATATTCTTGGATTTAGTGATAGTGAAGTGTTACTTGACTTACAACAACAACGTCTTGAAAGAGGTATTGGTGCCGAGTTAACCGCAACACCTAATATTATTAAACGTTCAGGTGTGTTTGATGAAGTGGATTCTAAGTATGGTATTCCTGAAGAAGAAAGAGAAAAACTTGAAGCATCGGGAGCACTTAACGCTAATCCTGAAGGAGGAGGAATGGGTGGATTAGGAGGTGGAGGTTCAGTTCCGCCACCACCGCCAGCGGGTGGAGCAGAAGGTGGAGAAGGTCCATTAAGTGAGTCTGTAAAAAAGAAAAAGAACTTATCAGAGATACTTGATGAAGACCCTATTGATTTTAGTAATTTAATTGATATGAAAAAGGCTCAAGATAGTATTTATGAGATGGAACAAAAATTAAAAGATATTTTAAACGATTAAGAAAAATGAAAAAATTCGGTGTTATTAAAACTAAATTATTAAATAAATTAACTGAGTCTTACGCTAATGAAAATAAGACTGAGATTAAAAATATTTTAACAACAATAAAAGAAAATAAAGACTTTAAAGAAATGTATTTGTTTTATGAAGAAATTGAAAACAAGTATATCGAAGATAAAGAAACTGCAAAATTATATGTTGAGGGTTTAAGTACATATTTTGGTAAACCAATAGGAAATTATGAAAAATTTAATATGTTTTGTGAATCTTTATCAAACGTATTAAATGATGTTGAAATTCAACCCAATGAATTATACGAGTCTTTAGATATGTTATCTGAAAAAAATTCATTGTCAAACATAGAGAAAAAAGTGATTGCTAAACAAAAATTAGTTGAACATTTAACTAATAAAAAAGAAATTACAGAATCAAAAGAAAAAACGTTAGTTTCTAACGAAACATTATTAAACGCAGTTTTAGCAAACAATTTTAATGTATTATATACAAACACATTATCAGAATCACAAAAAGAAGAATTAAAAAATATTTTATCAATTCCTTATGATGAGTTAATTATTAAAAGTAATGAATTAGCCGAATCGGTTATAAATCAAGTATCAATACTTATAAGTGAAACAAATGAAACGGATTTATCTACCAAATTAAAAACAGTAAAAGATGAGGTAACTCAAATGTATCCGTCACGATACAACTACTACAGATTAAATGAATTAAAAAATGGACTTAACTAAGTCCATTTCTTTTTTGTTGTACATAGATAGCTTTTAACTTTTCTGTACGTTTTTTAACAGAAGGTTTTGTAAACTCCTGTCTTTCTCTTAACTTTTGAATTTGTTTTGTTTTTTGAACTTTATTTTTATAAGTTCTCAAAGCACTTTCAATTGTTTTTTCTTTAGATAAATCAACTATAATCATATATAAATAAATATATTACAAATATACCAAATTATTTTTGGAATTATGATTTTTTTTCTTTATTTTTTATAAAACACCATAAAATAAAAATAATATGAAAAATTAATGAAAATTGGTAAGTATATTCCATTAGGGACGTACAATGATGTAAAAATCGGTTATGGTACCGTAGATTTTAAAAATCTTAAAACCATTTATTTAAAATTAAATTCATGGGTTCAACCTGAAAATGAAACCGAAGATTTTAATTCTACAATTTATAAATCGAGAAGAAAAATAAAAGAAATAGTTTACAATTTAAATTCTCCTTATTTTAAACAACAATGTATTGTTGATTTAGATATAAGAACTAAAGGAATCAAATTAGAAAAACGTTCTTTTATGAATTTAGAAATTACTCTATATGTAGATAAACAGTTCGATGTAAAATCAAAAGAAATAAAAACAATTCTAAAAGATTTATTCGAAATAACAATTGAAAATGGTTTATCTGACAAAAAACTATTCAATTTTTACAAAAGCAAGAAATAACTTATATATTGATGTATTTATAGTAATAAAAACTATAAATGAAGGTATTAGGACAAGGAGAGACTTATATATATTGTTTAATACACAATAATGAAGTCAAATACATTGGTAAATCTGACAATCCTAATCAAAGATTTAAAGAACATTTAAGAAAATCTAAATACAACAAAACATATAAGGATAATTGGTTAACTAAATTAATTAAATCCTCTCAAATTCCCGAATTATTAATATTGGATATAGTTCCATTCGTTAATTTTGGTTTTTGGGAGGATTTTTATATTGATTTATTTAAATCATTTGGGTTTAAATTAACAAACACAACACCAGGCGGTAGAGGAGGTAATTTTGGGGATGTTGTAAATAAAAAAATATCTGAAAAATTAAAAGGTAGAATCATTAACGATGAATGGAGAAATAATATAAAAAAGGGTAGTATTGGTAGAAAACATACTAAAGAAACATTAGAAAATTTTTCTAAACAAAGATTAGGTGAAGGTAATTCTATGTATGGTGTAGAAAGAAAAAGAACATGGGATGAAAATAAGAGAAAAAAAATTATACAATTAGATTTATTTAATAATCAATTACATGAATGGGATTCAATACAAGATGCTGTAGTTGGTACCTGTACTAATAGAACGTCAATTAATTATGTCTTAAAAGGTAAAAGAAATCAAGCAGGTGGATATAAATGGACTTATTCTAATATTTATTAAAATATGGAAAAGGATTATACATTTAAAGATGGTAGAAAATTATTAATAGAATATGATGCAGGACACGTATCTCCAGAAGAAAACAAACAAATCATTGCGGAAATGAAGGATATGGACTTTTCGAAAGACCTTATCCTTTATGCTGTTTTACAAAAATATGATACTCCAAATAAGAACGGAAGGATTTATCCTGAAGCAATTCTTAAAAGGGAAAATGAAAAGTATCAAACAATTATCAGGAAGGGTTCTGCGTTAAA